TAGTCCGTAAAGCAAATATAGCAGCTGGCCCAGCTACAAATTACAGAGTAGTAGATTATAATGTAAGTTTAATAAAAAATTATACTGCTTCTATTGAATCCAATGATACCGGTTCTAATTTAAGTGGTTATGTTGATTATAATAATCATAGGGCACCTCTTACTTTAACAGTAGAAACTGCTTCATTTGGTTCGCCTTCATCCTCTTTTGGACAAACTTGGACTCCAGCTGAAGTTAATGATGAGAATTTTGGGATAAATTATCAAACAGAAAATGGAAGAGGTGTAGCATCCGGATTCACATATGGACCTCAGGTAGATGCAATACAAATATCATGTTACTACTATTCAGGATTTGGAATAGCAACTGGTGACCCAGGAAATTTTGGCGAATTATTTTATACTAGTTCAAATGCATTCGGCGGGTCATTAGACCTAAATGTACTTTGTATTTCCAAAGGATAAATGAGGATTAGTTTTCTGTTTATAATTAAGTTGCTTCCGGAAGTTTTTGATATTTATATAAAAAGGTAAACAATGGCAGTAAACATTCCAATTTGGCCCGGATCATCATCATTCTTTCCGGGAGATACTCCCTTCGGATTTTATGATAACGAACTATTATTTCAAACCGAAGCAGATAATGCTGCCGAATGGTGTGCGAGAAGATTAGGATATCCAATAAATGATATTGAACTTCAGGATATAAACTTTTATACTTGTTTAGAAGAAGCAGTATCAGAATATAGTAATCAAGTAAATACATCTAATATACGTGATAACTTAATTAATTTGCAAGGCGAATCGACATCTTCTAATTTAACACAAAAATATGTATCGGCAAATTTTGGTGGGCTAATTACTTTAGCTAAAGAATATGGTTCTGAAGCTGGTAGTGGAGGAACATATAATGTTTACACCGGATCTTTAACAGTTACCACCGGTAAGTCGTTTTATGATTTAACAGATACTAGTCTGGTGTCATTCGAAAGTGGTTCTCCAGCAACTACTAATTTTGAAGTAACTAGAATATTCCATGACCCACCACCTGCTATAGTAAAATATTTTGATCCATTTATAGGTACTGGATTAGGATCCCAGAACATGTTAGAAATGTTTGGATGGGGTAATTATTCTCCTGGCGTTTCATTTATGATGATGCCGATGTATGCCGATGTACTTCGAATTCAAGGAATAGAATTTAATGATCAGATACGAAAATCTGGATACGGATTTCAATTAACTAATGACAGTAGATTGAGATTATTTCCAATCCCTACTTATAATTTTAAGTTATGGTTTAATTATATAGATCAAGCTGATCGTGGCCGGCCATTACGTAGTAATTACGCTGGTATATCAGATTATAGTAATATTCCGTATGATAATATGAAATATACGACTATTAATTCAGTCGGACGACAATGGATTAGAAAATATACACTAGCTCTAGCTAAAGAAATGTTAGGTTATATAAGAGGAAAGTATGCAACGTTACCAATACCTAACGCAGAATTAACTTTAAATGGAGCAGATCTAATTGCCGCAGCCGGCACAGAAAAGGAAGCGTTAATACTTGAGTTAAAAGAAACGTTAGAAACTTTATCCAGACAAGCTCAGTTAGAAAGAAAACAAGCTGAGTCTGATGCTTTACAATTGCAATTAAATAAGATACCGCTTAAAATTTATGTAGGATAATTATGGCTTTATTTGGAAGTGGCAGAGATGCAAGTTTAATTAGAAGTGTTAATAGAGAACTTATTAACCGATATGTTGATGTTGAAATTGAATGGTATAAACTTTCTTTGCCTGATACACGCGAAAATATATACGGTGAATCGGATAATAAACAATATTATCGACCTGTAAAGTTACATTGTTTGGTACTTAAAGAACCATTAGAAATGGCAGGAGATGATTATGGATTAGAAGGTACACGTACCGGTACTTTTGCGTTCCTCCGGGATGATTTAAAAGATATTAGTGCTATAATCGAAACTGGAGATATCTTATGGTGGGATTTAGAATATCATGAAGTTGATGTCGTACATGGTAGCCAATATTGGTCAGGAAGGAATCCAGATACAAATCTAGGATTTACAGAAGGAGAAATAACAGAATTTGGGTATAGTGTAAGTATTGTTTGTGATACCCATGTAACCAGAAGAAATAGATTAAATTTAGTAGAAGTAAGAAGCGGCGGAGTAAATACTGAATATCAATTACCAAGGAATTTATAATATATGGCAAAACCAAAATTACATAGAACATATTCAACGTTTATAGAAAATTCAGGTATAACTGATACCGCTGGCGATCCTGTACAAGATGCACCCGGAAGAGCCAATGAGGTACGTAGAGACACTGATACAGTTAAAACTCCTAGATGTACAATATATGATATTGACTATGCGATAATGTGGTACATACGAAATGCCATCCGGCCCCAAATTATAGAAAATGATAATACTTTAGATGTTCCTTTATCTTACGCAAATGGAGAAAAATGGAGTCAGATACAGAAACATGGTTATATGCGAGATTCAACTGGTAAGTTAATGACACCGTTAATGACACTACGGAGATCGACAATTACTGAACGAGATATGTTAAAGAAATTAGACGTTAATCTTAATCCCGCCGGCAATGCTCAATTAATGAAAAACAAATATACATTGGCTAATAAATATGATAGATTTAGCATGTTACAAAATTCAAAACCAACCGAAGAATTTTTTGTAACCGCAGTCCCAGAATTTATTGATGTTGCATATGAATTATTTATTTGGGCAGAATATGTAGAACAGTTAAATTCGATAATTGAACAGATCATGCCAACGGGTGGATTTGCTTGGGGTGATACATGGAAATTTACAACCTACATACAAGATTATACTTTTGAAACTATGAACGATATTGGTCAGGATAGAATGGTGAGAGCTACGTTACCATTACTAACAAAAGGTACATTATTAATGCAAGATGAGTTGCGTCAAGAAACTATGAAAAAGGCATATTCAGTCAAACGGATTTCTTTTAAAGGTGAGACTGAGACATTTAATGCAAATGTAACAAACCCTCCACCTGAAGGATATACTGATAATACGAATGGAAATTTCAAAAAACTTCTATAAAATTACAGAAAATAATTGGTTGGTTTGAAATATATTTCAATATTTATTTATGATTAGTTATTTTAAAAAAAAGGAATTATACGTTATGGCACAGGAAATAAAGTTTACGGATGAAGAAGTTAAACAAGTCTCTAAATTAAGAGATGCAAGTTCAAATAAAGTAGTTGAATTTGGACAGTTAAAGATTGAAATATTTTTAACAAAACAACGATTAGAAGAATTATATAGAGCAGAAGCTCAAGCAGAAGAAGATTTTAAATCGTTACAGGAAAAAGAAAAAGCTTTAGTTGAAGAATTAAATAAAAAATATGGCGCCGGAACACTTGATTTAGATAGTGGTACATTTAAGCCAGTAGAATAATATGTTTAACATTTAATGTACATATTTATTAATAAATTTAAAGAAATAAAAAGGAGTATATAATGGCCGAAAAAATTGTAAGTCCTGGCGTATTTACGAGAGAAGTTGATCAATCGTTTTTACCCGCAGGAATTGCTGCTATTGGCGCCGCAGTAGTAGGCCCCACCGTAAAAGGACCAGCAGGCGTACCAAAAATAGTAAGTAGCTATTCTGAATACCAACAAATGTTTGGAGACAAATTTATAAGCGGTTCTGGAGCATCAGAAAAATCATATCAGTATTTAACATCATATACTGCTAAATCATATTTAAATGCCGGAAATACATTAACAGTAGTAAGAATATTAGCCGGTTCTTATAGTGGAGCACAATCAAACGTTGCTTCATCAGGAACAACTACCACCACCGGTGACACTTTTGCGAGCGCATCTGTTACTTTTGATGCAGCATGGGTAGATAATCAAGAAATGCGAATCGTAGATGAAAATAGTGCAACATGGAGATTTATTGCATCTGGCGATCCTATACCAGCTGATGATCCCGATGGGAAACTTTATTTCTTTTCCACCGGTTCGTCTGTAACTGCAACAGCTACAAACTTAACTATAGAAGTAAATAATTCAGCATTATCAGGATCAGTTTCAGCATCTTTTATAGCAGGATTATTTGGAATATCAGGATCAGCAGCCGGCGCAACATATAATGGCATAACAATGGCAACCAGTTCTGCAACAGCAGGCGTTGGTAATGTAGTAGCTACGACAGCAGGAGGAACTAGTACTACAACCGGTACAAATGCCGGACCATCTTTTGTACTACATACATTAGCTGATGGGAAATTAATGAATAGTGGAAGAACCCAAGCATCTACAGACGGCTCAGGTTCAACATCTGATGAAACAACAAATAATGCTTTAGTACAACAATCTGGTTCAGTAGATAACATGCGATGGGAAATATCAAATGTAAATAATGCAAAAGGAACTTTTAATTTAGGTATACGAAGAGGTGATGATACGATTAAGCGTAAAACATATATGGAACAATATAATAATTTGACGTTAGATCCTAATTCACCAAATTATATTGCTAAGGTAATTGGAGACCAGGTCATGACAGTAAGAGATGGTGGAACAACATCACCATTCCTTCAATTATCAGGATCTTATCCAAATAAATCAAAATATGTAAGAGTAGCACCTGTTTTAACTACTATGAATTATTTAAATTCTAACGGTACTATAAGAACCAATTCACTTTCAGGATCTCTCCCAGCAGCAGTTTCTGGAACCTTTTCTGGAGGTAGTGATGGAACAGTACAAGTACCAGCAAATTTTTATGAAAACATTGGATTGCAGTCTCAAGGATTATTGCCAGAAACAGCCGGATCAGGAAAAACTTCATATGAAGATGCAATTAATATATTAAGTAATCAAGACGAATTTGATATTAATTTATTATTGATGCCTGGTATTGTTAATAGTGTTCATTCTTCCATTGTTGATAAAGCAGTTAGTATGTGTGAAAATAGAGGAGATTGTTTTTATATAGCAGATCCTACTACTTATAATTCGACATTAGGAACTGCCACCACTCAAGCGGAAGGATATGATAGTAATTATGTTGCTATGTATTATCCTTGGATGCAGGTATATGATAACCTAGTTGGTAATTATGTTTGGGTTCCACCATCCACTTTAATGGGTGGAGTATATGCCTTTAACGATTCTGTAGCAGCTGAATGGTTTGCACCTGCAGGTTTGAATAGAGGTGGAATTGATATGGCAGTCCAGGCAGAAAGAAAATTGACGCATGTGAATAGGGATACTTTATATGAAGGAAATATTAATCCTATTGCAACCTTTCCAAATGCAGGTGTAACAGCTTGGGGACAAAAAACGTTGCAGAAAAAGGCATCCGCGTTAGATAGAGTAAATGTACGAAGATTATTGATAGCAGCTAAGAAATTTATTGCTTCAGCTACCAGGTATTTGGTATTTGAAAACAATACTGCAGCTACTAGAAATAGATTTTTAAATATAGTTAATCCATATTTGGAAAGTGTACAGCAGAGACAAGGATTATATGCATTTAAAGTAGTAATGGATGAATCAAATAATACACCAGATGTAATTGATAGAAATGAAATGGTGGGACAAATATTCTTGCAACCAGCCAAGACTGCAGAATTTATTATTATTGATTTCAATATCTTACCTACCGGAGCTGCATTTCCAGAATAAGGAAAATGATTTGATATAATATGTGGAAGCTAATTTTTTAGTTTCTGCATATTTATATTAAAATAATAAGGAGAATTATAAATGGCAGAATTATTAGATCCAACCGAGGTAATGTTTACGGCATTCGAACCTAAAGTAGCAAATAGGTTTATAATGTATGTAGAAGGAATTCCTTCCTATATCGTAAAAGCGGCCAGCCGGCCATCAATAGACCAAGGAGAATTAATTCTTGATCATATCAATGTAGAGCGAAAGTTAAAAGGAAAATCTAGATGGCAAGATATAACATTAACATTATATGATCCAGTAGTTCCATCAGGCGCTCAATCAGTAATGGAATGGGTTCGTTTACATCATGAATCAGTAACAGGTAGAGATGGATATAGTGATTTCTATAAAAAGGATTTAATCTTAAATGCTTTAGGTCCAGTTGGTGATAAAGTTGAAGAATGGACAATAAAAGGAGCTTGGATTAGCTCTGCTACATTTGGTGATATGGATTGGGCAACAGAAGATGCCATCAACATTGAACTAACTATAAAATACGATTACGCAATATTACAATTCTAAATTGACCTTGCGAGTATTGAAAATCCTACCATTAGGTGGGATTTTTTTTGTTTCATCATATTTATATTAAATACTTAAAGAGTTAATGACAAAAAAGGAAACATAATATGCCAACAGTTACAGACCAGTATCCAGGAAAAACGAAAGCAAAGATGACAGACGAACGAGCTAAAGCAGCTGCAGTTAAGCAGTATGAAGAAACAAAAGCACGAGAACATAAATTTCCAACCGAAATAATAGATCTTCCAAGTAAAGGATTGTTGTATGATAAAGATAATCCTTTATCCCAAGGACAAATAGAAATGAAATATATGACTGCAAGGGAAGAAGATATTCTTACTACACAATCATATATTAAACAAGGAGTTGTTTTAGATAAATTATTTAGAGCTTTAATTATTGGAAATGGAAAAGGCGAAAAAATTAATTATAATGATTTATTAGTTGGAGATAAGAATGCTGTAATGATCGCAGCTAGAGTTTTAGGATATGGAAAAGATTACGAAGTAACGGTTACAGGACCATCCGGAGAACAACAAAAAGAAACTATTGATTTAACTCAATTAGATCATAAAGAATTTGATGAATCATTAATTACTCCTGGAGTCAATGAATTTACATTTCAATTACCGGCATCCAAAAGAACTATTTCCTTTAAAGTGTTATCACATAAAAATATAAATCAAATAGATGAAGAATTAAAGGCAAAAAAGAGAGCTTTTAAAAGAACTGGTATGGGTGATGCACAATTAACAACTCGATTAATACATACAATTACTGCCATAGATGGTGATATAGCACAAGGAACTATAAGAACCTTTGTTAATGATGAATTTCTTGCAATAGATTCTAAAGCATTTAGAGATTATATATCATCAGTAACACCAGATGTAGATTTAAATATTGAATTTATAGATAATAATACTGATGAACCTTTCGATATAGACCTTCCCATAAATATAAACTTTTTTTGGCCTAGGGCCTAACTATAGGCCCGTTCTGCACCGACAGATATTTGATCTGATCTACTATGGCAATGGTGGCTTCAATTGGTCTGATGTTTACGATATGCCTATCTGGTTACGTACCTTTTACATTAAAAGTATTGAGAAAGCACTTAAAGATAAAGCTGATGCTGAAACGAAAGCTTCGAAGAAGGCAACCTCTAATATCAAAAAGCCTAACTTCCGAAAACCACGCAGATAATTCTATTCTAACATATTTATATAAAAGAAAATGAATCAATAGGACGTACTATGCAAAAAGGTAAATCAATAGAGCAAAAGCAGCTAAAGGAAATAAATCAAATCAATGAAGGACTTGTTGGTAAATTATTCAAAAAATTATTTTCTTCACGAATACAACGTGTGTTGAAACAAGCAGGAAAAGATGGTAAAGTTGGTGATGCAATAGATGCATATATTAAAGCCACCCATGATCTTGCTACTAACTTGCAAGGAAGTGCCGATATTCTAGCGGATCTAAAAGACCCAACTGCAAAGGAAAAACGTCGGATAAAATTATTAAAAAAATTAGGCTTAATGTAAATAAAAAGACTTTAATATGGCCGATAAAAATAAAGATCAAAAAGAAAGAAATAAGTTACTGCAAAAAGAACTCAATCTAAACGAGGCGATTAAAAAAGCCCGGAAATCCGGTGCCTCCGAACAAGAAAAAAAGTTACGAATAGAATTAGCTGGAACTCAAGAAAAAATAAATAAGTTATTAGAGATATCAGATAAGATCCACGGAAGTATACTTAGTAAAACTAAAGACCATGCAACCGAATTAGGTGATATATCAAAAATACTTACTCAGCATGTTAAGAGCGGAAAAGAATTTGGCCGGCTCCAGCAGGTCGTTAACGATCTTATACACTCAACCGCAAATGAATCTAAAATATATGCAGATATTTTAAAACATGCAGCAGATGAAACATCAAATATTAAAAATATTACAGAAGCCATGACTCCTGCAGTTGGTTATATTGCACAATTAAGACGGGAAGAATTAGATAATTTAACTAATATAGGAGACCGAGAGCTCCAAAGTCTTAATTTAGCAGGAGCTAAAGAAGCAATGTTGAGAGCTGAAGAAGCTCATCGAGTTGGACTTATAGATTTAGCAGATCAAGAAGCACAACTCATGAAAGATATTGAACAGGCAAAAAAGGAAGGCGGACAAATAGATTTGTTCACCGGAAAAGTACAAAACGCAAAAGCAATCGCTTTAGCAAACCAATTAGCTACTTTACATGACCAAAGGGCAGAGGCCAACCAATACTTAAATGATCTTAAAGGTTCAGTCCACCAACTTGAATTTGCAGCTGGAGCGTATGACACTTTAATAGAGAAATCTGAAGGAATGTCAGCTGCAGTTATGGCTCCGTTCGATGCACTTGAATCTGCAATAGGAAAATTACCATTTGGTGGACAGTTAAGCAAAATATTAGGATTAGGTGCGTTTAAGAAAGAAATGACTTCCATAGTTACAGAGTCCATTCAGAAGGGGCTAATTGGACCGCCAGGAGGTTTAACTGAAGGTGTTGGTAAATTTAAGGAATTAGTAAAATCGTCAAAAGTACTTCAAGGAATAATGAAATTTGCGTTTAGTCCAATTGGCATAGCGTTAGTTACAATGACCGCTTTAGTTGCAGTATACGGCCACGTCGCAAAACACGCTAAAGAAATTGCAGAAAAAACCGGATTGTCTGTAACTCAATCAAAAGAATTATATTTATCCAGTAAACATTTACAAGAATCTAACACAAATTTATTATCATCAACAGAAGATATAGTAGCTGTTCAATCTACCATGGTAGAACAATTTGGAAGAATGGATATGCTTTCTGATCAAGCGGTATTAAACGTTTCAGAAATAGGAAAGGCATTTGGCTATGGCGCTGCCGAAGCCGCCAAGGTTCAATCATCATTAATGCTTATGGGAGCAGATGAAAAATTTGCTGAAAACATACAAATATTTACAGCTTCCTTATCTGAAGCTGCTGGCGTTGCACCTGGCAAGGTAATGAAAGATATTGCAAAAAGTTCAAAAACGGCAGCTAAATACTTCGCCGGCACCCCAAAGGCCTTAGCCAAGGCAGCAGTATATGCAGCAAAAATAGGCGTATCTTTAGATGAAATGGCCGCGACCGCAGAAAATTTTCTCGACATTGAAGGATCGTTAACATCGCAATTTGAAGCACAAGCTTTATTAGGAAAACCGATTAATTTTGACGCAGCCAGGCGATTAGCATTAGAAGGTGATCTTGTTGGAATGTCAAAAGAAGTTCTTAAAGAAGCAGGGTCATATAAAGAACTACAAGGTAGGACCTTGTTGGAGAAAAAGGCTATAGCAAAAGCAGCTGGAATGGAAGTTGATCAATTACTGCAAGCTACAATGTTGGCAGAAAAGACAAAAGACATGACCAAAGAAGAAGCCGACTTAATTGCTAAAATGAATTTGTCGGCGGCAGAAATGGCAGACCTTGATGCACAATCATTACTTGCTAGAGGACAGCAAGCTCAAAAGACGGACCAAGTAATGAAATCATTTGAGAAAGTAAAGAACACGTTTATTTCTGCACTATTGCCGGCAGCAGAAGGTCTCATGGCCGTATTCCAAGGAATTGAACCAATTATTAAAGGACTCTTAGCACCTTTTCATGCAATAGGCAAGGTTATTACATGGATTAAAGAATTATGGGATGAGCTTTCATTAAAATTTGAATGGGCCTCAGGACTCGTAACAGTAATATCAACGGTACTGGAAACAATGGGTGGAATAATTGGCGGTGTTTTAATTCCATATATGGTTATTTTGGCCGGCAAGGCATTAATTAATGCAGGATTAGCAATTGCACAAGCAATCGGCAGTATATTTGCATCGTTCGCTAAAATACCTTTTGGCCTTGGTATCCCAGCAGCATTTGGTGTAGCAGGAGCAGTAGCAGCATTGTATACTAAATTTTCGAGCGTTGGTGATTTAGCAATGGACCCCAATGGTGGACCTGTCGTAGCTTCGCCTAAAGAAGGCACGTTATTCCAAGGCACTAAAAATGATGGCGTATCAATGAGCCCGGGCCATGGAGCATCCGGTGGTGGCGGAACCGATATGTCTGGAGTAGTTAGTGCCTTAAATCAAATTAAAACTTTATTAACAGCTATAGATAATAAAGAAGTTCAAATTGTAGTAGGCGATAGAGTAGTAGATGCAATAAAAGTAGAAGGTAGTATTAACTCATCATATAGAATCGGAACGGGAGGAGCGTTAGTTAGCTAATGGCACTAATAGATTTAATATCGGATTTAACTTGGTACGGAACTCCACCCGCTTATGATGGAGCTCAAAATCCTCAAGGCATTTCAGGCACAAACGAACATCAAACCGGATTTACTCCAGGTCGAAAGCATCTAGATGAAACCGAATTTACAGGAGTAACAGGAGCATCTCCTACTTTAAGTTTTAATAGACCAAATGTTTTTAGTACCGTATTAGGTTTTACAGATAATTGGATTAACACTGATGCATCTGGGTTTACTCCAGGCCGGAAACAATTAGATCCAACGGAATTTACCGGAGTAACCGGAGGACCAGGAGCTCTTGAATTTAGTAGGCCAGCTGTTCCAAATACAATTATAGGTGCTTATGATGGAGCGTTTAATCCAGCCGGTCCTCCAAGTTCTAATGTTGACCAAACCGGATTTACCTTAGGCCGGAAACAATTAGATCCAACCGAGTTTACCGGAGTAACAGGTACAGCTCCTGATTTATTTTTTAATAGACCAAGTGTTTTCAGTACTGTATTAGGTAATGTAGATAATCTTCATAATACAGCAGCAAAAGGATTTACACCAGATTTAATACACCGGTCTCCAAGTCAATTTCAAGGAATTACTATAAGTGATTGGACATATGATTATCCAGCTACAATATTAAGTTCATATGGTTTCTACAATACAACTATGCCCGGAAAATTCAATCCTGGAACTACAGTAGTAGATAATCTTCATAATACAGCTGCTTTAGGATTTACTCCAGACATACAGTACCGACCCTTAAACAAGCGAAGTTTGTTTCGAGGCATTTCTCCAAGTGATTGGACATATGATTATCCAGCTACAATATTAAGTTCATATGGATTTTATAACGAACGTATGCCTGATAAAAAATTAGGTAGTACAGTAAATACAAAATTCTCTCCAAAATATGTTCCAGAAGGGAATGTAGTCGGATTTCAAGCAGACGGTTCTAGATTTTCTTTTAACAAAGATACATTACGGCCATTTACTAAAGTTCCAATCGGAAGATCATTAGATGTATCTTATCAAGATAGAGAAGCTAAAAATAAGTTTTGGATTGATGATAAAACATATAATGTCAACGGCGATGCATCTTTCCTTAATCAAGGCGGTCAAGGATATCCATTTCCTTCATTTGATGGAACACAGTATGATTGGAAACCACTTAAACATACAGGTTGGAATCCTAATTCAAGATATGGAGATGTAGTTGGAATTAATTCCAAAACCAAACCTAATACAAATTTTGGATTAGCAGATACATATACGACCAATTCTCCAATTGATGATATGTACAATAAATTTGTTGTACGTGATGAAGCTTTTAATCCAGTTGGATATGCAAGAGAACCTTTTATTTTAAGAGGAATACAGAGACCCGGTAAAACAGAAAATCAAAGATGGGGATTTGGTGTTAGTGGGCCTTGGGCTGATGACGGACTAATGCGAGCCGGAGTAGTTGCCTCAGTTGACCGATTAGCAATGGATGTTTTAAGAATTGGCAAGTGGTTGATTAAACCTAAAGGTATTTTATGGATGGTTAAGCAATTTGGTTTGCAGCAGTCAAATCCTACTTATGAAAGCTTTAGTGGAACACCGGGCATGCCATTGGCCCAAATGAATAAAATTTGGACACCCATTAATACATTAGCTAATGTAGCTACTAATGCTTTAGGATTACATTGGCAGCGACATGGAATATTACCAGGTCCAACAGTTGGTAGATATGAAGCTATTTTTAAGTTCAGAGATTCGTTACTTAATCTGGATGGTAAGGCCGCTAATCGATTATATAAGACCGGTGAAAGGAAAGGTGCTGGAATATTTACCAATTTCGCCGTCGCTCTCACAAAGAAAATTCCAAATCTAGGAAATGTTAACGGACCAAATACATTATACGGAATACCAGGAACAAGTACATTAACAGGTAATCCGATAATTGGAATATCTAGAGCCGTAGATTCAAGAGGGAAGTGGACTAATGATTATATGGCTCTAAATGGCTATCCAAGACAACAGAATCAGTATGCATCATTATTATCGCCGAGTATTAGTACAAATCTATCTCCTACAGGTCGATTAAAGGCGGCTGATAAACGGAAACTAAAAGCTCATTTTCGCCCTCCACAGCTGCCTAACGTTGGATTTGAACACCAGTCGTTCTTTGGTAAACCACCGTTACTAAAAGCAAATGAGAAAGATAAAAATGTACCACCAACGGAAATAAACGGATATTCACAGCCAGCAACACCAACGGATCCGGATCCTTTAAAAAAGCTACCTAATATTCAAAAATATGCAACTGTATCTTATGGTAAATTACCAACTAAAGAAAAAGCAATAACACCATCATCATTTCATGATTTTCGATCACTTATTGATAAATCTGATAGTGTTAAGTTCATGGGGTCATCTAAGGCCGCTGCATATGCAGAAAAAAATATACAAACAAAATATGGTATTCCAGATTCGGGTAAAGTAGGAGTAGATAGAAGTGATTTTACAAAGTCAACCGGACTTTCTGACCCAATCAACATGTTATCTAAAGGTAATGATTATGGTGAAGACAAAAAAGATTTTATAAAATTTAAATTTCAAGTACATCAAACGCCAATTATTTTTAGAGCATTTATACAAAATATTGGAGACAGTATAAATCCAACGTGGTCGGCCGAGCAAGAGCAAGGTGACACTTCACCAATTTATGGTATTGAAACTCTTACGCGTGAGATAAGCATAACCTTTATAGTCGCAGCCACGACGAAAGAAGAATTAAAGATATTATGGGAAAAAACAGATAGATTATCACAGATAATGTTACCCATGGGAGCAAGCGACTTTACAGCGCAAAAAATGATGGTTACTATAGGTAATTTAATAGTGAATCGCCGTGGCTGGATATCTGGATTTAGCGTAGATATAGATCCAGAAACTCCATGGGATATTGATGCAGAATTACCAATGTATTGGACTATAGATTTATCTATCATACTAGATCTCAGGTCTGCATATGTTTCAAATTCAACTTCGACTATATATACTGGATTATCAAATGTAACATAAGGATTAATTAATGGATAGATATTTATATACAGAAATAACTGGTAGTAATTTAGACGAAAGGCAAGTGCAGGCATATCAAAGTACTAGATATCCTATTTTAGATCCGACTTCTGAAGATACATATATACGGACCCGTACCGGTGATAGATTGGATAATTTGGCGTATGAGTATTACCAAGATGCTGGATTATGGTGGATCATAGCGTTAGTAAATAATTTAGGTAAAGGTACTTTAAGCGTACCACCGGCAAACCAGTTACGGATTCCATCACAAAAAATAATAAATAATTTACTTACTGAACTCCAGCAGGCTCAACAGGAGTAATGAATGGAAGAATCAGCATTTTTTAAGACACCTAAAATAACATCGGATTTAGAGACTCGGTCTACTATGTCCGGTATGTCCACAAAGAATGCCACGCTTGAGATATATGCTGTTGATGATGCCGGAAAAAAGGCTGGTCTTATATATGGAACAGCTATTGGAAAGGCTCAAGGTAAAGCTCGATTAGCTGATAAAGATAATGAACTTTCAATAGCCGGCGATTATGGGTCTTTAATTAAAGGTACATTTAACTTTGTAGCCAAAGGAGCCCCGCCTACAGGAATGAATCAATTGAATCTTATAGACAAAGAATTATCTATAGGAACGCCTATTATAGTGAAGTATGCTTATTCTGAATCTACTGGTCCTGGTGAGTTAGACTCTGGCAAATCCAAAGAATATAAGTTAGTAGTGTATGATTTTTCATATAATTTTGGAGATCCCATGAAATCATATGAGCATTGGAGCACTATTATAACAATAAAATGTGTAGGCGCCGGCTCGTTTATTACTAAGGTTAACGCCGGCGGCAGTTTAAAAAAATTGGCGACAGAAAGAATATTTATTAGCAGATATAGGAATGATAATTTACACTCGCCAGTAACTACAATTTTTGATGTATTTGATTTTGATGTCCAATCTGCAACAGACCAATTGGATGTATTTGGAGGATTTACCGCGGAAGATGGTCATGTGGCAGCGTTTAAGACGCCCAAAGGAAAGTACTCCCAGCCTATAGTTATTTTTCAAGCACCTGATGCATACGAAAATCCAGATCAAGGTATGGTTAGTCACTTCCTAGGTATAAATGCTACTCAATATATAAGTTATGCATCACTGGGTTACATAGTAGATAAATTAATTAATCATGAATTATTAAATAATAATGCACTAGATCTGCCGGATGCTATTAAGAACAAACGATATAAATGTGATCCTGAAACAACTGTAGGAGGAAATTATAGAAAATGGATGTTTTCAGCTGAACCATTTAATGTTTTAATTACAGGTGACGACAATCAACTGAATTATAGTAGAGAAGAACACACCGGTGGTGGAAAGGGCGGCGGCCAAACAAAGATCACCGGAAAAAATTTTAATTCCGGTAAATTTAAAAATTCAGGGTACAAAGTATATAATACTGGGGAACCCCAAGCAGCAATATCAAACATATTAATAAGTAGAGATTTTTTAAGACAAATACAAGGCTCTGCAGGCGAAGGAAAAGATTTTACTATTGATAAATTTTTAAAAACTATTTTTGATAAAATTACTGATGTTTCTGGAGGAGCATTTAATCTTTCTGTAATACAAGACCCGGACGATGAAAATGTATTGTTGATCGTAAACCAAGATCAACCAGCGGCTGCCTTTACGGCACCAAAGCCATACGAATTTGACGTTTCGGATGATAAAAATCTAGTAGCTATATCAATAGGATCAAAAGTTCCAAGTGCCATGGCCGCAGAAGCCTTTGCCGGCAAGTCAAAAAAATCTGCAGGAACAGTAGAAGATCAAAAAACCACAGTTACTGGACTTGAAAAACAGCAGCCTACCGTTATTCCGGAGGAAGAGGTACCTACTCCAAAAGAAGCTCGTACAATAATAATACCAGACGGTTCATTCGATGCAGATACACAAACAGCAGCAAAGGCAGTACTCAAACATCAACTTCAAATCCTTCCTGCAATACAAAAAACAGAACAGGCAGTCCAGGCATTTCCATTAACTCTTACGGTAACACTTCGGGGAATAGAAGGATTTCAATTTGGAGATTGTGTAACTACAACTTTTTTACCGGATCGATATAAGTCATTAAATACCCCTGGTTTAGGTGTAGTTTTAGTATTTACTGTACTAAATGTTACTCAGAAATTTTCCAAGGTTGGTGGAAGAATGAAATGGACTACGTCCCTTAAAACGATTTGTCGGTTAGTAAATAAGGTGGGTTAATAAATTATGGCAAATAGATTAAAAGTATATTATCCAAAATCACAAATCACAAATGGCTTGTTTACTCTTGGTGGTCAATGGATGGAAATGGACGGAACAGATTATGCCGGTCCTTATCATACTTATACTGATGGTAATGTCTATACCGGCGGAACCTTTTTCAAGGGATCAGTAAAATTAATTCCTTGGAAACCACAATCCAACTCAGATAAAAAATATAAAGAAATAGTTAACATTCAGGTTGATGAATATATAGCTCCTAAATACCATTTACCAAGGCCATTAGATGAAGATTTTGAAAGAGGATGGTTTAATCGATATTTTGTATTTAAACGTAACGAACCAATTACATCTATTATTGAAGTGGATAAAAAACAATATGATGGCATTTCATATAATAATAAGAAAAAGATAGATAATTGGTTGTATGATAAATATTCATTACGTTGGCGATTAATGGGAGAACCATCTGAAATAGCATCTACCAATAGAAAAAAAATATTTGGTGGAGTTTTAAAAGCCCCGGGGCTACCATCTTACCTTACGAATTTATTAGAGTTTTCAACTTACTCATCCATTTGGTAATCATAAAACACAATTTGGTTATTTGAAAAAAAATCATTATATTAATACTGTATGATATTAATCGAGAACGAACAACAGTTTGACTTGTTCAAACAGGAACTGGATAAAAGCAAAAGCTTTTGGATACCCGTTTACTCTGATCAATATAAGCATTACGTAAATAATAGATTGAGTTTTATATACATTTATCTTATTGATACTGGAATGGACTATATAATATCATTCCATCATAAGGACTGTATATCCCTCGAAACCGAACGGCTACAACAGGCTACAAGTCATGCGGATATCTATATACTGGGTAAAAAACAATTCCTAGCATTTTACTCTTTTGAGACTTATGATGCCAATTTAGTTGAGTATTTTCAAAGCAATAATACATTACAATTGGATGATACAGATACACCGGCTCATGATTTTTTTAATAAGAAATTTTATAATGAAACCAATGTAAATGACTTTATTCCTATTGTAAACCACTATGAAAAGTGTTCTGAGATTAAAGATAAGTTTATAGAGTCTTTCCGGACATTTCGAAAGCCAAAATCATTTGATCAATATAATTCATTGTTCATAGACAATTTATATGCAATAGAAAGAAATGGATTACGGATAAATTATAATGAATTTGTTAATTCATTTCAATCAAATAATATACAAGACAATACAGTTCATACAGAATATAATATTTACACAACCACCGGAAGACCAAGTAACAGATATGGAGGAGTTAATTATGCAGCTCTTAATAAAGAAGATGGTGCTCGGAAATCTTTTGTAAGTAGATTTCAAAATGGAATGTTAGTAGAATTTGATTTTGATAGTTACCACTTAAGATTAATTGCAGATATAGTTGGATATAAATTTCCGGAAGGATCTGTACATGAATATTTTGGAAAACAATATTTCGGAAAAGATGCATTAACAGAAGAAGAATATGCTCAAAGTAAACAAGCTTCTTTTAAATTATTATACGGCGGAGTAACAAAAGAATTTGAAAATATAGAATTTTTTAAAAAGGTAAAAGATTTTAGTAGATTTTTATGGAATGATTTTCAAGAAAAAGGTTACATTAAAACAGCAATCGTAGAAAGAAAAATGTTTAGAAATTCTATGACAGATATGAATCCAAGCAAATTATTTAATTATTTTCTACAAGCGTTAGAAACGGAATATAGTATAACAGTAATCCAAGAAATAAACGATATATTACAAGGTTATGATAGTAAAATCATTTTATATACCTATGATAGCTTTTTATTTGATTTTAATATTAATGATGGAAAAGATTTATTAATGTTATTACGCAAAAGAATCTCAGATGATAACCGATATCCAGTCAAAATACACGCCGGAAAAACCTATCACCATATGATGGATATGAGCGATAAAGTACAATAAGTGTATATTTATTAAAAAATTATGGAAAAGATTGATAACATTATAAGAGACTGGTTTTACGAACTTCCAAATGGTTACGCTGAACATCCTTATTCACAAAAAGAATTAAGAGTTTTAGATGAAGTACTGGCTAAGTATGGTACCTCATTGAATGAAGTTGATCAATTAGATCAGGCATTCTTAGATGCAAAACCGGTTGAGGAATTAGAAAAACCACTCAGTGAAGACCAGAACATAGATTCATTAATGAAAGCAGCAGATGCCCATGATAAACGTGGTCAGTTTGAAAGGTTCCTGGCCTTGTTACCAGGTGGAGATAAAGAAGCTGTTAGAGGTTCGATGTATAAATATTTATTAAGTTTATCACCGGAAGATTTAAAAGAATTTATGGAAAAGTTATATTCAGAGACAGCTCCCAAAGAATCTTTTAATCTTGGATCTGGTATTGATAATGATATTTTTCATCTAGAGGCAAAAGGAATAGGAAAGGGAGAATTATATTGTGCATGGATATTTATTGGTGCAGAAATACAAGGAGGAAATGAATCATTTGATGTAGATATTAATGCAACTTTATATGAAGTAAAAGATTATTCTGGTAAAAAGGAAGAGGAAGGGAAAACTGAAAAGGAAAATAAAAATGCGATCCGAGTAGGAGTAGAAGGCTCAGTTACTAAATTTCCAGTATGGGATAACATATTAGATACTGTTAGGAGAGTTAAAAAAGCGAATACCGATCCGAAGGTATGGAACAATTTGCCTGGATATGATAAAGATAAGCCCTCGGCTAATTGGCTAAAACTATTCAGGGATCCTGTTACTTCAGAGATTAAAGGAAAAAAGAAAACCAGTTACTCTTTAAAAGATTATATAATAGATAGAGTCGAAGAGAAAATGAAAATAGTAACTGGAGAATTTAATAAAACAGATACAAAAAATTTTAAACAGTTTTATGAAACAATGAATAAAATTTTAGGCGAAATTGGCTCTACAGATATTAATCAATTGGTTGCTCAAGGACCGAACCAAGAACCTGTTTCTATAATAGTCGATCCAATACCGTTAAAGAAAGTTCCTAAGACGGGTAAATTTACGGTTAACATACTAGATCGTACATCAGACCCAAGGAAAGAGTCTGTAGTAAATTACTTTAAAAAATTAGAGTATGTAAGAAACCCTGATAAATTTGAAGCTGATTTGGATGGCGCCGTAGAAACCATTATAAAAGAAGGCCAGGCACACTTTTGGATGGTATTTAGAGGAACAGCTAGTAACATCCGTGCTAAAATTATTAATAAAGATCGAGCAAAGGAATTTATATATTCGACTATAAGTCAAAATGGTATTAAATTTTTTGAACCAGGAGAATAAATTTTGGAAAAAACACAATTACTATGCACATTTGCTCATCGAAAAGACCTTAATCTAATAATTGATTATGTAACTACATCATATAATATAGTAGAGAAAAAGATTTTTGTTTTTAATAACGCAGAAGCACCAAATGATTTATATTGTACGTATAATGTAGATATATCTCAAAAATATAAAAAAGCTGAAAATACTATTTTGATTCACCGGAAAAAGGAAACGAACTCATTATATACAGTTAACGCTTTAAACGAAATAATCAAAAATGCTAATAACGGTCTTTTAGATAAGACATTTATTATTGATTGGACGTTATATAAGAATACTCTTTTATTAACAAATAATACCGAATTACGAAGAATTAAATTAGAATTATATAAGAGAATAGATATCTAATGCATATTTATATAAAATGAACCTACAAGAACAATATAAAAGATTATTTAAAGGTAGAGTAGCTACTACCGATAAAAAAATAATTGAAGAAGCCACTAATGTACATGGAAACCCAGAACAGTTTCCAAAGAAGTGGATTACGAAAATAAAAATTAATTCTAAAATAAAACAGCTAGGCATGGGTGACAGTCCAGAATTGACTAAAGAAAAAGAAGGTCGCGACCGGCATTCCGGAGATGTGATCCATCTGCCGTTCCCTGAAAAAAATGACCCAAATGCTCCTGGCACTCCAGAGTTCCAGAAGGAGCTAAAATCAATATTGACTCAAATGGGTATGAAAGAGGACCGGGATTATGATGCGGTTAGAGTTTGGTCCAGTGGTAGAGTTGAAATCTGGTTCAACACAGGTTATTATAACAAGCCAAAGAAAGGTGGAATAAATAAAGAGTTTAGAAACAATCAAGATTTTATAGAGGTTGTTCAATTTATACGCGATGAGTCGTCCGATGGCCGAAATATGACAGATGATATTACAGACGAATTAGGTGATTTTTATGATGGTGTATATGATAGTAACGATACAGAACTTATACAAGTATATGATGATTTAAGAGGAACAATAGACGGCACGCCGCCGGAGCAAGCAGACGCAGCACAAGCATTACTAGATATAATAGGATAAAAAATGAACCTACAAGAGCAATATAAAAGATTATTTAAAGAAAGAGAAAAATTATGAATCTACAAGAAAATTATAAAAGATTATTTAAAGGAAGATCAAGCACCAATGACAAGATCTTGTTACGAGAAAACATGAGCGATTTCAAATTTTCATATCCATCACCAGCATTCGAGTCTAAAGCAGAGGAAGTGTTGAAAGCCATGGAAAATGATAGGATGGAGAATTTCGATAGCTATGATGTATGGGAAGATTCATGGATGGATGGGTACGGGGGTGGATATAGTGAAGATTTAACAGATGAATTGGTCGCGTTAGACCCAAAGAAAGGTTATACAGTTGATGATTGGATGGAAAAGGTTGCATTTCCATACATAAAAAAGAATCATAAATAAAGGAATAAATGAACCTACAAGAGCAATATAAAAGATTATTTAAAGCCAGAGTAGCCACCACTGATAAAAAGTTATTCGTTGAAGCTAAAACATTAGACGATACTCAGATGATGAAAATAGCTATGTTAGATCAAAACGAGTTTTTAGAGTTTCTTGAAAGTGTTAGACATCCAGACAATTCACCGGACTGGACTGCATTTACATTGGCATGGATTAATACCCGGCTTGGTAAAGCTAATGCTGATTTAGTTGCTCTTGATGCAAAGATTGATGCAGACGGCAATATCAAATGGACAGTTGAAAGAGGCTCCTTTGAACGGTACCGATAAAAATTAAAAAATAATAAATAAAAATTTTTCAAACTTTTTTCAGAAATCCTTAGGATATACGAATAAAAGTTCATATATTAAGTATAATTAATAACAATTAAAAATGGAGGAATAAAAAATGGCAATTAATTTAGACGCTATTAAAGCAAAACTCAACAAGTTACAATCACAAACTACAAAGCAAAATAATCTTTGGAAACCAGATCCCGGAAAACAAATCGTTCGAATAGTACCTTATCAATATAATAAGGAAAATCCGTTCAATGAATTGTTGTTCCATTACAATTTAGGAAAGAAAAATTATCTTTCTCCTATGACTCATGGACGACCTGATCCGGTTGCAGAGTTTGCTGAAAAGTTAAAAGCATCAGGTAATTCTGATGAATGGAAACTTGGTAAAAAACTTGAACCAATTATGAGAACTTACGTTCCAGTTATAGTTCGAGGCCTAGAATCTGAAGGTGTTAAACTTTGGGGTTTCGGTAAAACAGTTTACCAAGAGTTATTAGGATTTATTGCAGATCCAGATTACGGTGATATTACCGATCCAGTTAATGGACGTGATATTGTAGTAGAATTTACACCTGCTGAGGGTGGAGGCTATCCAAAAACAAGTATTAGGGTAAAACCAAATACATCACATGTTTCGGATGATAAAAATATTTTAGATAAAATTGTGGGAGATCAACCAGAATTGACTAAAATCTTTAAAGAACCATCGTATGATGATCTTAAAGCTGCACTTGAAGCATGGTTGAATCCTGAAGATGAAGACAAACCAACTACATCTACGGAAACTAACTCAACTACATCTGAACCTGTAACTGCTGGCGTAAGTAATGTCGATGACGTTGCAGGCGCGTTTGATG